TGATGTAGGCGACCCAATTAATTCATTAGTAGTTGAACATGCAGGTAGTGATTGGCATAATGGAATACTCGTTCTTCGTGATGATACATCAATATCAGAAGGCGATTTACTAGGTGCAATTGGTTTTGATGGTAAAGATGGAAATAACCCAAGCAGTGTCCTAGAAGCATCAGTGGCTCTTGCTGGTTACGCTTCTGAAGACCACGGAACAGGAGATAAAGGTGGGTATCTTTCTGTATTACTTACTGAAACTAATGACGATGATGATACAACAAGTACAGAAGTTATGAGAGTATCTACTGTTTCTGCGGGAACATCTTCAACTTTAACAATAAAGAATGGTAACGTTTCAATGCCTGATGATACTAAATATGCGGCAATTGATTTCCATAATGTAGATAGTAGTGGAGCAGGAGTTGGTGCTTCAATAAACGCTATGTCTGCTGCTAGTGGAAGAGGTGGATATTTAGAGTTCCAAACAGGTACAACCGGAGGAAGTCAAGCCACTAGAGTAACAATAGATTCAGCAGGTAGTGTAGGAATAGGCACTACAACTCCTTCTGAAAAATTAGAGGTTGCAGGTAATATATTAGTTAACAATAATGGCTCAATAAAGGCAAACGGAAGTGGGTCTTTACTGCTTGGAAATACAAATAGTGGTCTTATCAAAGTTCATGGTGATACAAGTTCATCTATTATAGAAGGTCATGGTAACGCCTTAGTTTTACAAACAGTACGTGATAGTGACGATATTAAATTTAATGTAAACAAAGGTGGTACTGATTCAGATGGAACTGAAGTAACAGTAATGAAAATAGATGGTGAATTAGGACATGTAGATATACCTACTGATAATACAAGATTAAGATTTGGTGCAGGTCAAGACTTATCTATTTATCACGATGGTTCTAACTCTTATATAGATGAAGAAGGAACTGGTTCTTTAATTATTAACTCAACTCAAGTTGCTCTGAAAGGAGGAAGTGATGCCGCAGAAAATATGGCTACATTTATGGATAATGGAGCAGTAACTCTCTATCATAATAACTCGGCTAAGTTTGCTACAACTGCTACGGGTGCAGAAGTTACAGGTGAAATTAAAACTTCGTTAGGTAACATTAACAGTTGTGTAACATTTGTGTATAACAGAAGTGATATGAATAGTGGTGCAGTAAATCTAAAAGCAGTATCAAATGATTACGGTTCAACTCAAAATCATTGGGGATTTATTATGCCTAAATCGGGAACAGTAAAATATTTAACATTAAACACTAGAAATCATACAGTAACAAGTACAAACGTACAAACTTGGAAAATAAACAATAACAACAATAATTCTAGTTCGGGAGAACATTTTGTAATTGATGTAGCAAAAGGTGCAACTCAAGATAATACAGGAGTGAGTGGAGATGCTACAATGGAATTAACACAATCTTCTCATTCAAGTACAATATGGAGAGGTTCAGTGGTTGTAAACCACACCTTTGATGCAGGAGATGAAATTAGAATACAAAGAACAAATGCCAACAGTGTTGATATGGGAGATACTACGGGTGTTTTATACGTGGAGTTTGATTGATTATGGTGACTGAAGCAGAATGGGATTATTTGAGGCAAGATAGAAATAGTGCATTAAGAGTGATTGATAAATATCAACTGACATTAGTGTATAAAGATTTAACAAGTTCACAAAAAACAGAATTAGCAACATATAGAACTGCTTTACTACAGTTGCCACAAACTTTTGATACTCCTGAAGATTGTTATGCTAATTTTCCAACAAAACCTTCTTGGATTTAATTCTTTTTTCTAAGAGCCAACCATACAAAGAACTTATTTGATAAAGTCCAAAATGCTTTATCTATTTTGTTCATTAATCATACCTTCCAATATTACTTCCCAATAATCCCAATTAATATTATCGGGATTTTTAGTCACGATTTATATTCCACCTATAAATTACACTACCAACAATAATACTCATTGTAACAACAAATAAACCTAATTTCAATAAAGGGGAATCTAAAGAAGACATATCTACGATAATATCACTTTCTAGAAATTTCATTGTATTATCTATATTTATTTTCATTCTTCCCACTCACTAAATGTCTCTTTCATGAAATCCTTCATCCATTTACAAGAACCATTATGATGTTTTCTCGGTTTCGGCTCGGCAGACATTAGTGTAGAAAGTAAACCACTAGTATTTTATCTTTGCTTAAAGTAAAGAAAATCCTGATTTTTATTTTTTACGGAATTTAAATACTCTCAAAGTCGTGATTAAAACTAGAAATAGTTTATTCTTAATCTACAATTCTATAAATTCATTATTCGTAATTAGAAAAAAATCGCTATTTGAGAAGCGGAAAACCAAAAAATTTTTGCATAAAAAAAAGCGACCTTGCAGCCACAAGTTATTCTTGTGACCACAAAGCCTTACATTCTCTACATTGCCAAATAAAAATTGATTCTGCCGAACCGACATACTTGCCTTTTATTCTCTTAGGTATTGTTGTTTTGTTACAAAATTTGCATAATTCAGCGAGAGCCATTCCGACTTCTCTCCTCATCAATTAATTTCTCCATGTATTCATCAATGTTTGATTCGGAATATTTTGAACCTCCGAATGCTGCAAAGAATAACAATGAAAGAAAGCAAAGAAAGACAAACCAAACAATCCATTCAAATGTTGTTGCCATTTACCATTCCACTCCTAAATCTAGTGTTTCCTCTTGTTCTAACGAGAACCCCTTTACCATTTTATTGTTTTGCCCATATTGCCATAAATCATATACAAGTTGACAGTCTTTCAAACAATATTCTGCAACTTCTGAATATCCACCGGATTTCCAAACAGTTGGTGCATCAGCACTATCCATAATTTTATTTTCACCTAATGTATTCTGTACTAAATTATTCAAACTATATCTTTCACCATGTTCTTTGTTGATTAACATACTAGTATCAATATATGCTTTATCATCAAGATATTTTTTAATACAATAAATATCCATTGCATTTTTCATAACAGGTAAATCAAAACCTACAATATTATGACCTAATAGAATCCCACCACTTTTATGAAATTCATCTAAGTCGAACTTTAAATCAGATAGAGGTTTGATTATAACATTACTTTTCTTTAAATCATCTACAGATTTATCTATGTATATTGTACCTACATCTCCATTCCATGTACAAACAGTAGAAACCTGAAACATATGGGTATTATTCCAACCACCAATTTCATGTGCAAAGTTTTTAGTTTCTATGTCAATAGCCATTACACTCATTTTTTGCCACCGCTTTTGGGTTTTGTTTCTTCTTCAACAGAAGACCAAAGTGCGGCTATTTCACTTTCTTTAGATTTAACAGGGTCAGGAGCATGTATAGTATTACTCTTACTCATCCATGCAACTATGTGTTCTCCATTACCTACTGTAATCATTGTAGTTAATTGCCAACCTTCTCTTCCTGAAGCATTTAATGCTTCATTAATCACTCTTGGGCCATCTTCAACACTAAATACTAAGTATTGATGTTCATATATCTCACTCATTCATTTCACTTCCTTTTATTTTTATGTATACGCTTCTTCCTATTTTCTTTTCTTCAAAATTATGTTTGATGTCTCGATACCAACGGTATACACTTGGTTGAGCCTTGTGGGTAGTTTTTCTAACTTCCTCTAATAATGCCGTTTTATTCACGTAATCATCATCCTTCTTTTTCATTTTAAAATATAATTCTCTAAATGTATTCATGTTTGCTTTGTCTTCCAAACTACTCTGCTTAACCTTCAATGCAGTGTCAAGCCATGATACCAATGATTTATAACATTGTCTAACAAGAAATGATGCCTGTCTAACATGTCTGTCAGTTACAATAAACCGTTGTTCTTTCTGTAAACTAGGTGCTTCGGCAATACAAGATAACACTGCCATCTTTACCATAGTACCGTTTAATCTAGTAATAAAGTTACTAGCGATACCAAATACTTCAGGTCTACTACTAGCAACATAGTTTCTCATTTTCCAAGACTCATTCTTGATAGCATCAGTAATACCTCTTCCAAATTTGATTGTTTTCAATGGGTCTCCATCTCCTTCATCAAAATGTTTCTTTAATGTTTCATACATCAAAAGAAAATTATTTGCAAACTTAGTTATCGGTAAATCTCTATTGATAATAGTTCCTACTTCATCAATAATAGAATCTCTTAATTCATCTTGTATATGTTGTGGAACTTCTCTAATGTAGATTAAGGTTCTTTGCATAACTCCTTTTTCTGCAATAACTGTTGTAAGCATAGTTGGAATATATGTAGTGGCAAAGGTAGACCTTTGACATCTACACTCAATAGTATCTCCGTCTTTTAGTTTCTTAGTAATAATCCAATTTTCTCCATGTAAAGAATTCATGAATGTATTCAGATACATAATAACATTTTCTTTATGTTGACTTTGTTTAAAGACACCTGAATATTCAAACTCATCATATGCTGCTAAACCTGCACCTTCTAATGCTCCCATTATTTGTACAGGTTGTTTGATTCTTGTTACATTACCTTCATCATCTACATCTTCAACAAACTCTTCTCCCATAGAACCTACTAATGCAGCATCAGTAGTATCTTTAATTGAAAAGACATCAAAATTTGTTTTGTGTTTCTTGTTGATTAATTCAAAGGATAAATCAGAAACAGGGCCAAAAAAGTCATACAATGTTGATTTGCCTGTTCCTGAAGTCTGCATCCAAATGAAGTGTACTCTTGTATCATCTATTCTTCTACCACTAGGTATGGCTACCATGTCTTTACATATCTGTCCTAGTAACACATAGAAAGATACTGCTGATGGTACTTCATTGTATTTTGATACTTCTGTAGCACTCTTAACATAAGCCTCAACTACCTTCGGTAGATTGCTTCTGTTTGGTGTTGCTCTATCTTTCAAACTAAGTATTGGGTTTGAATCATATAACTGTTCAAAATATAGTCTATCTTTTTCTGCTTCAATATAATCATTATCATTATTATCCATTTATATCACCTGTTTTTCTTCCGAGTTTAATACCTCTGAAAGCCTTTTTGCTAACACTTTTCCGAATCCGTCTAGCATAGCAATCTCTGACGGTTCTGCTTCTCCTATTTCCATAATAGAACCAAACTCCTTGATTAAAAGTTTAGCCTTCTTTTCACTAATACCTTTTACAGTCATTAGCACATCAATCCTTAAATCAGATGTACTTATTTTACGTTGTTTAATTAAACGAGGATTGTATACATCTCGATTGATAGGTTGCATTTTACAAACTACGGCAATTAATTGTGCCGCAATTTTTTCGTTAGGAACAAATAATATATTACAATCTAAATCTAATATTATTTTTCCCATTGCTCCATAGAATTTATTTTTAACCATACCATATGGTGATTTACCATATTGTCTATATTCTTTGTAAGCATCTTGAAAAGAACCATAAACAATAACTAAATTATTGTCAAAGGCTCTATCCATATTATCTAGTTGATTCCAAAGACGTTTATTCAAAACTGATAATAAAAAATCGTATGCAGATTTTGCTTCAAAACATACATCATTAAATGTATAGTCTCCGATTTCTAACCATTCTTTTTCAAATTGAATATTCATTTCATGACATTTAATTAATACTTCATCTGTCAATTTTGAATCTTCACGACTATCAATTAATAGTTTATTCATTCAGTGTACCTCCAACATTTACCTACACAATATCCTTGTGGGATTAATACAGATTTACAACCTGCGGCATTGTATCCTTTTCTAACAATTCCTGACACATAGCCCCTAGTTTTAGAGGCATCCCAATCCAACCAAATATCTTCTCCACTGGCAATTAATTCTAATTCTGTCATAATTGCTTCAATGATTTCTTCTTGTTTTTGAATTCCTATATGTCTATCACCTAATGATAACAAATCTCTATACCATTGAATCAAATAAACTCTAGCATAATGACTAGGGTTTTCAACTGTAATTGCATTATGTAAACAAGGTAGTAATGGTAATCTACCAATAGGTTTTGGTATTTCTACTTCTACATCAGAAAGTTCCATTGATTTTACTACAGGCCATTTTATCAAACCACCTTCAATCCTAGAAGAAACTAGATGTGGTTTTTTGGCTAGGTCTAGTATTGTATCTAAATCATATTTCTTATCTAGTGGAATACAAAAATATCCATCACTACTTAGATTCATCGAATTAGGTAATCTACGAAGTCTTTTAGTTTGTATACCTGTTCTATCAAGGGTAGGATAATCAATAGCCATCTTGGTATAATACTGTTGAATGCGTCTGATATCATCTACAACTTCACCATAGACTATCATGTGAAAACCTTTTCCACTAAAGAAAGAATCAAACTTAATTTCTTGGTCGATATAATAATCTCTTAACTTGTCATAATCATTGTATGCTTCTATTAAGGGTTTATCATGAGCATCAAAATCTAAAAACATTCTGTCTAGTATAACACTGTGGTCTAGTTGTATTGACTCTGAATATTCTGCAAAATCATACACCGTAGTATAACAGTTCATTATACCGTTATGTAAATTAAACCATTCGATAAATTCACTTTTTGAGTGCATCACTCTTCTTGGGAACTGTCTTGCTCCTTTTAGATGACTTCCCGACCAAACTGTTCTTGGAAACTTCATTATTCTCAACCTCCTTATTGAAATTTATATTTGCATTCATTAATTGTTCTTTCAGTACATTTGCTATTGTTACATCTAAATGTTCTGATACTGTTCTAGAAAATATATCTTGAAATTCCCAACTATCAGGAATAATATTTACCATGAATGGTGGGTTTATAGCAACCTTTTCATTATTTATTATTTGTTGACTAACTTCTATAGATTCAGGAGAATAAATAGATTTGTTAAATATAAATTCTAACTGTTCTCCTATTGTCATTGAATCTTGTAATTTTAATTGAAACTCGTCAATTATACCTTGCATATCTTGAAAGTCTGCAAATGTCCATTTTCGTTCTTTTAATAATTGTTTAATTTTTTCTTCTATCATTTTTTATTTCTCCATAATTTTGTATTTGATATTATTCTCATAACATAACCAACCCATAATATCCATTACCTCTAATTGGTAAGCCCATATACATAGCATAACATTTTTCAGAACAAAATACTCTTGTTCCTACGGCTAAATTTTCTACTATGTATTTTGCTTTTTTATCGCACATTGTACATTCGTTTCCCATCATAACCAACTCTCCGTATTAGCCGCATCGCATATTCCAAAAAAACTACAAGAAGCACAAGTTCTTGCAAAATATTTAGTGGGGAATACTCCGTGTTCATATGCGTATATCAATTCTGCGATTCCTTTCTTTACTGATGTAACACTACTAGGTTTCATCTTTTCCATATGTAAATAATTAGATGCAGGGTAATACCATCCCCAATGAGTAATTGGTATATTTCTGTCTAAGTTTGCACTTTCTAATAATTCATCAGAGGCGTTCTCGAATAGTAATTTGTAAAAGGCCATTTCCTTTCTCATCATTGTTGTTTTGTAATCTTTCCAAAGACCTGTTTTTAATTCCATAGGGATATATGAACCGTCTTCATAAAACATACGGTCAATAATACCTTGAAGATGTACAGTGTAATCTCTTTTCAGTGTATACTTTGGGTTATCGTATTGACCTACAGTAATCTTAGCATCTAGTAATACTTCATTAACAACAGGAATAAAATCATCTAACGTATTTTGTTCTTTGGCTTCTATAAATCTATTAGCCTCAAAGATAGCCATAGTTTCATACATCTCCGTATAGTCATCTATAGGGTGTAGGCTAAGACAATAATTAATTAATTCTGAATGTGACATATCTTCTGCTTTAGCAATGTCAAAATCATCAAAGAATGCTTCTCTAGCATTGTGAATAATAGTACCCTTATACATTGCTTCAGTTGTATCTTGAGGTAATCTTTCGATATATGAAAATTGATATTTTTTAGGACACCATTGGAAAGAACCAAATGATGATTTAGTTATTTTTAATATTGGTAAATCTTCATCACCATATGTATCTGCTACCCATTGATATGTATATTCATTTGTATTACTACTTCTTGTCATTAAAACCACTCCTCTAAATCTTTTTGATTGTTGTCTTTTGTTATATTCGCAGTTGACCAACCCATTGCTAAATAAACTGGTTCTGCTTTCTTCACTACAGTATTGGCATAATAAAACCAATCAATAGAACTACGTGAAGATTTTAAAAATAGTTCTATTTCTTTTTCGTTATTTGCAGAATACCATGTTGTTATGATAGTCTGTTGAGTAACAGGATGTAAAAACTTATTATTACTGTTTTCTTTTATTTTACAATATAAATATGAATCAGTAATAGGAGAGTTATTTGGAAGATTATTATAAAATAACACACCTGCAATCCCTGCTCCTACTGTAACATTTTTACCTTCTGTTGTTTGTAATTTAGGTAAACTACAACAAGGATTCATTACTAATTCATTTAGATTAGAATTTCTTTTACATGTTTTACATTCTACTTGAAATCTAACATCTCGATATCTACTTCTTTTCGTAATTTCTGACAAAGGTACATTTCCATTTAATACTTCATAATACTTATCATTAAGATAAGAACTAATCTCTTCTTCAGTTTTACTTTCTGCCCACATTCTTAGTACAGTAAGTTGCACTTCTTTAGATAACTTCGTTTCAGAAACTCTTTTTGCAGTAAATCCTGTCATAGTAAATTCCATTTCTTCTAAGTCTTCACCATCTTTCCATGTTATTAGTCCTGCATTCCTATTCTTAGTTACACCTACACCAAGACTATGAAAATACTTTTCAAATTCTAGAACAACAGGGTGTTCTTCTAAATTTAGAATATTGGGAAAACTTTTCCTAACGTGCTTGTTTAGAACGTCTAATGTTTTTTTAGATTCTTCTATACTATCTATTTGTACATAAATAGAATCGGTATGTCCATAAACTACTTTCAAGGCCACTCAACTCCATCTTGAATAATCTTATATGTTGTACGCACGTTTTCTAGTAGAATATATCCTACACATATTAAAAAACCTAAACCTGCACAACACGCACCGTACAATAATAAATCTATACTTTCAATTGTCATTTCTTTTAATCCCCCAATTCTTGTAAGTTAAACCTTGTAAAGCAACACCTGTAAATAATCCAATAGTAATATCTGTTACGGTAATAAACATAAATCCTAACAATATAAGTGAAGACCATATCCAATGATGTAAGTGATATTTCTCTGTTTTCAAAGAAGGTACTCTAGGTACTGCCCATTTTGCTAATGCAAACCCACCTATTACAGATAAACTATACATTAACATTATTCTTCCTCTCCTTCTATTTCGTTCACCCAAACACCTAGTTCCCAAGGGCCATCAACTCTAGTTGACTCTTTCATACAGTAGTTTCTTGCCTGTTCTCTAGTTCCATAGCGGAAACTGTACCACGCCCTACCCATTGTTTCTTTCACATCCATGAATTTTACTTCTCCTTTGAACTCGACATAGCCTTGAATGTGTTCTATAGTCTCCTTTTCGAGTTGATAGACTAGGTAAGACACTCTATCATCTGTTAGGAGTTTGTGCATCCCACCTATTTTCGGATTGTTAACAGTAAATACAAAACCAGTATGTTTTTTTGACATTCTTGCAGATTTTGACAACATGTTACTTACTCCACTCTATAAAATAATGATGATAACATTCACCATGCATAAACATCGCTTTGTCACAACCTTTTCTAGTACACTTTCTTATCATTTTTTTTCCTCCTTCTTTCTCTTTGCCATTCTAAATAGCATTTACCACATCTTCTTGTAGCACTTCCACTAGTACCGCCACGTATAGTAAATATCTTATCGCATTCGATACATGGTACTTCCATTATTACTCATCCCCATCTACATGATACTTTGGTAAATATTGTTTTCTATTTTCCATTTTATTTTCCATCTGTTGTTTAACATTTTTAATTGCAGTATTCCATCTCTTTAAAGCAACTTTATCTCCTTTCGGAACTACTCTATCAAAGATATTTTGCATTGTTCTTTGTATTGGTTCGTTACGCTTATTGACTAACATTCCTTTATAGATTTCATACTCTGCATGTTTAACACTCGCTAATCTAAATTTATTCATTTCTTTTCCTCCCTTGCTTTACGGATAGCCTCTCTTGCTTTACGAGCACAAGTAGCACAACGCTTTACATCTCTCTTTGCCAATCTAAATACTTTATGACAAACAATACATTCTCTTCTTATTGGTTTACTTTGGTCTGTTTTAGCCATTACAATTCCCTCGCTTTAAATGCCGCTTCTCTGATTGCTTCTCTAGCACTAGCAGTTATACTAGCGGCTAAATCAACATCAGCCCAACCGAACCCTTGATAGGCAGTGATACCATAAAAGGAAGCAGATAATCTTTTTACTGCTAATTGATTACTATTCCATTTATTGTACTCTTCTTTAGACTTAGAATCTTTCATTAATTTTTTATATTTACTCCTTAATTCTTTAAGTTCTAATACTGCTTTAGGTAATAATCCCAACTTGTCTGTTTTGTAATATCGCATTTCTGTTTCTTTAATTTCAGAGAAGTCTTTTGGTGTTTTTATATTAACTGCAAATTCAGTTGGTACATCAGTTTTAGTTTCCCAAGAGATATTTCTAGCAATCATCATGCTCGGATATAGACCTGCGAAATCAAATGCTGCAACCCCTAAATGAAGACCGTTTGTAGCCTCACTGAGAGGGTCATAGACCATCGCACCATCGTAGTCTACCCTGTCACCTTTCTTTCCTGTAGGGGCTTTCCAAGTGGCATTTCTCATAAAGTATATTCCTCCCATATTACTTGCATAAAAACAAGCATCAAAAGGAGCAATTAGTAATCGTTGTAATGCTAAAATAGATTCTGTAATATACATTTCATTATCAATTCTAACTAATAACTCTGTATCTATTTTAGCATAGTCTAAATAGGTTTGAGTATCTTCTAACCAACCTCTTGTAAAGAACTCGTTCTTATCGGGAAACTTCTCACTAACTAATTTTCTTTCTCCTAATGTAAGTTCTGCTACATAATCTAAAGCCATTGATGGTAATGTTCCTCTTTGTGAATCATTCCACTGTCTTTCAAATGCTAAATCTAATGGAACACAAATTCTACCTTTTATTGGTTGACTAATTGGTGAATAGTTATTAACAACATTACTATGTAAATTAATCTTAGATGTTTTAGTAGACCAACCAATACCTGTTACCTGTTGGAATGGTGATAAATCTCTTACATCTATTTCATTTACAACTAATCGCTCTATTAATTTAGGTAAATCGAACTTCCACCCAAACCAAGAAATTAACATATCAGGGTCATCTTCTTCAATTAAATTCATGAAGTAATGTAACATTGCCTTTTCAGAACTAAAATGTTTTTTGTGACCTTTAACTTGAATTTTAGTTGGACTCCACCATAATACTTCACACTCTTTTCTATAAGAATCATATAAAGATATACAAGTAATAGCCCCATCATAATCACCGCCTTGTATCCATTCCATATCCCAATACCATTTATTGAGTTTGTATTCCGGTAAGACTTCTAATTCATCTACACAAAATCTATAGTGAAAAGCAACATCTGCTTCATATGTATATTCAAAACAATCCTTTAGTTTTCTTATATGGTTTGAATTACTTGGTGTCCAAGTAACCTTAGTTAATTGTTCACCGTTTAAATTATAATAGTCGTCTGTATGATAACTTAGTTCCACCGGAAACCTACCCCATTTATCACCAATGATAAGTTGAGATGGTTGTTCTGCATCTGAATTAATATAAAAATAGGGTTGGTACTCGTCAAAAGGTACAACACACTCTTGACGAATACCGGAATCATTACGCCATCTAAGACCAATTCCTTCCTTTAACCTATTTATAATCATAATATCATCCCGATAAATATGGTGCTTTCAACAACATTCTATTCTGACACACCATTAATATTGGTGCATCATCTTTCATGTATATTCTTACTAACCCATCAAGAAACTTGTGAAAGTTTCCTGTAAACTCTACAGTAGAATACTCTCCTGTATAATCAAGTGGTGTCAAACCACCTTCGTATTTCTCTACGTCTGTTTTTGTACTAGATATAGTTAGTATATCATTGTCAAAATCAAACTTGTATTTTGCCACTCCAACAACTTCACATGATTTAGCAACAGGAACTAAGTCCGAAGATAATACCTGTACACATGTATCAAAAGTTGTTTTACTAAAAGTAGGTAATGGTGAAGAAACATCATTATAATTCCAAGAATTTGTAAAATTAATCATCCTTGCAATTAAACCCATACCTTCATGTGTTAATACTTTAGGTAATGTAGCCTTTTTACTGACACCATCTCTACTATCTTCTATAGTAATATAGTCTCCAATAGTTAAGACAACATCAGAACTAAATGGTTTTAGATAACTAATAGTTTTGGATATATCTACTACACATTGTCCTTCTTCTGTTTCACCTGTTATTGGTGTAGACACCATACAAGCAGTACTTGTGTTAGCGTTATATATTTCCATTTTATCATTATCATTGGTAATATCTAATACTGCATAGTTAGTTAAGAAGCCATTTTTTGCTCCTTCACTTTGGAAATATTTACCCTTTAACATAACAGTTTCTAAATCATCAATTAATTTTTTTGAAGAAATTGTAAATTTCATAGTTCTCCCTTCTTTAACATCTCTAATCCTTTCCAATCTACTTTACCATTATTAATAGTAAGAACAACATGTCTTGTTCCTATTAGTTCCGGCCTTGTAGCAGATGCTTCAATCAAAGCAGTAAACGTGGCAGTACCACTACTCATTCTTCTATCCATTTTTATGGTAGATGTAAAAATATCTTCTGTACTTTCATGCCAATTAGCAATAGTGCCAACAGGATTTCCATCTACATATTTATCTTTAGAATGAGCAATTACTATTCTATGACAATCCATTTCTAATATTTTCTTGTGTAAGAAATTTTTGTAAGGAGTATTTCTATCTCCCCATACAAATGGCAATTGTTTAATTACTGTATCAGCATCTAAGTTATGTTTAACTCTCATATATGTTTCACATACATCAGTTAGAAACTTATCTGCACCATCTACAATTACTGCCTTTAGTTTACCTTGTTCTAAGAAAGACATAGCCTCTTGATAATGCATTTCTGCATTGTGTTTTGTAGCCTTAATATCTACCAACGTATCAGGGTGTCTCTCTATAGGATTAAAGACAACTAGATTTTCTACATTAGCGTAGTGATTTCTTTTAACATCAATAAATCTATTATCATAATCCCATACAAAAACGTGCATACCATTCTTAATATCTTCTTCAGATAATATATCTGCTGCTAAACCTGACTTTGCTGATTTGGGTGCTCCCCAAATACCAACACACAAGTAGTTTTTATTTCTCTCTTGTGCTATCTTTCTCTTAGCAAGATATGCTTCTCTTCCGATTGCGAAAGAGCCTTTTTGTTTTTCTTCTGTTGTTATTGCTTCATTTTTATCTTGTGTTTTCCAACTCATTTTTATTTCCTCTGTAATTTATATTTGTATTTGTCCATTGTTCTAATATATCATTAAGTTCTTCTAAATTGACCTTAATTCGTATTTCTTTACCTGAAGAAAAGTGAAACTTCAACCAGTAACTTCCAGTTTCGTCATTCATTCTCCAAGTAACAAAAGATACTTGTGACAGGGGGAAGCAAAAACTTCTCCCCTGTACAAATAATTCTTTTCTTTCTCCCATCTCACTATCGTATTCTAGTAAAGTATAATTTGACAAAGAAATCACACTCAACTAAAAAACCAATCAGTATTATCGTCTTCTTCTTCTACAAAGTCTATTTGTTGTGGACTTCCACCTCTCCTCTTTGTAACATACAATCCTGTAACATTGATAGTAACAGGTTGTAAGTTACCATCCATATCTCTAGATTGAGAAGTTCTACCAACTACTATAACATTAGAACCAATACCAAAATCAATATCAATATTTGATGGTATCCAACAAGTAGTACCACTCCAACCTTCACTATCGAAATCAAAGTCTGTGTTTAAATCATCAAGGTTGATAATCCTATTACCATTCTTTGTTGGGTTCATATTGATACTTGTAACACTACCATCAGTAAATACAAATCTATTGTTGTATTCTTTATTGACGCATTCAGTGTGATATCTATCTAAATCAATCAATGGGCTAAAATTGTCACTAGAATGTTCCATTAACATGTCTTGCATATTGATATCTGTTTCTTGTATTCTTAGTGAACTATCCATTGCTAATTCAGAATTTAACATAAGACTAGATGAAGTCTTATCTGTAACTCCGTGTATTCTAGTACCATTATTAGTATTAACTGTACAAACAAAGTGTACCAAATCAAATGTATTTGGTGCAAACTCTTGACAGTGTTCTCCTTTATAGTTAAAGAAATATTTACCAAAATTACCATTAACTTCACCAACAAATACACCACTTCTTCTAAATTCTGATTTAGGTAGTGGTTTACCAAAGTTTTTATTCACATAAGTACCATACTTTTCTGTATTATCTAATGGTACTAAATACAAACCTGTATCAACTTCTACATTGTTGTTTGGTAACTTAGTCATAATCTTAACAACTTCTTCACCTTTGACCATCATTCTACCTTCATACGAACTATCATCAATCTTAGTGAACATAGCCACTTGACCTTGTTCATAAGTCATATCTGAATCTCTATGATAGGATGCAACTATTCTTTCTCTTTGAGCAGCCATCATATCTCTAGCATCATCTAAAGATATAAAGAAACCAACTGCTTTCTTAAAGAACCCATCATCATCATTATTGTTCGTTGTTCTACCTTGTGCCATCTTTGCATTACTAAAATACTGTCTCCATAGACTTCGAGCGAGTAAAGATTCTTTGTCTATGTCTATATTGTTTTGTTCACATATATCCATAAACTTCTGTTTACCCTCTTCTTCGGTCATGCCGAGTATTTCAGCCGCTTTTCTTATTTCATTT